CCGTTCTCGGTACGAGAGAGCTGGATAGCTCCTCGGTCGGAAATCATCGCTCGTGGGATAACCACACGGCTGCGGATGGCGTTCTGATTCCAGTCAACAACGAGACTGAGTTCCTTCAGGTCCGGAGTGCTCGAAAGGTCGAGCTTGAAGACACCCGTACCGACTGGAGTTGGGTCGGTCGACATGATCTCAACCCACTCGGCACCCCAGAACAGTTCTGTAGTGATCTCGTTGGTTTCCTGGAGGGTGGCCTTCACGGAGAAGGACGCCGAAGTCACGTTGTAGAGAACGGGAGTTGCCGACTGCCACGCATTCACCGGCTGCGTCTCAATGGCAGGGGTCAGAGTGACACCGCCCTCGTCCACGTAGCCGAGAGCCTTGTAGCCCGTCGGAGGAGTGCCGGCGGTGCCCAGGTCAGTTGGAACAGCGAGCATCTCACTTGCAGGGGCAACGTAGATCGCGCCGTTAGGAGCAAATCGAATCTTCTGCGGGTCATTGGCCACGGGGCCTCCTGAGGGCATAGAAAAAGGCCCCACTCCGTGAGGAGAAGGGCCCTGATTTAAGGAGACAGCCAGGCGACGCCGGATGAAGGGTTAGAGATTTGCTCCCCGCGCCCGTGCCTCAATGAGCCGCATTCCTGCGACCTCAGAGACATCCACGCCGTTCAGTTCGACCCACCAGGACTCATCGCGGCTGACTGCCTCGTGGTCGTTGCCTGTCTGTTCTGTCATGAGTGTTGCGGCGTTCACCGCTTCGCGTTGTGTGAGCATGAGTGCATATTAGCTCAGTCGGACTATGCTCCGGTGTAAAAAATCGCTACTTGGCCGCAGTACACGTGTTCACGGCTGGAGTCGTCGGGGTCGTACTTGGGAGAGTCGATCTCCGTCACGTCCAGGACGAGAGCACCGCCCACGGCGGTGTCAGGGAGATCCTCTAGCTTCTCGCGTACGAGAAGCGAGAGATCGACGGCTTCCTTGCGGTCCATCGAGTAAGCGGCATACTCAACGTCAATCCGGTCCATCCGGTCTCGCACAACGCGGAAGCCGCCCATGTGCTCTAGATAGATGGCAGTTTCACCGGTGACGTGTTCTGAGAGGTCACCCAAGACGGAACCGTCAGGGATCTCCGTTAGGGATTCGAGGTAGGTGACCAGGAATTCAATTGGGTCGATCCTCATTCCACCCTCATCTTTAGAAGGGCGCCCTTAAGGTACCTACGGCCCTTGACCCTTCGGCCCCGGGGACTGGTGAACCCGCGCTCTTGCAGCATCGCGTGCCGAACCTGCGGATCGTCCTCGATCACCACGTTGCCGAACCAGCCGTGTGCGTCGAGACGCACGTACGCCTCAAGGTTCTTCTTGATGGCGTTCCAGGGGAGGGGGCTGTGTCCTCGCCTCGGGGAGTCTGTGACCGCCCGGTGAAGCAGCTCCCCTGTCCGCTCCGCCACCAGGTCCCGGACCTCAGGCAGGGACATGGCCTGTCGTTCCCACCCTCTGTGCAGGATGAGCTTTGTACGAGCGGCTCCAGGTCGTGTCATCGCAGAGCCCTCCAGGCGGACACCTTCAGGTGCCGGCGGGAGGTGTAGCCCCAGCGTTCAGGCTCTCCGTCCACCTCATAGAAGTGGTCACCGAGCTTCACTCGGTCGCCAGAGGTGACCACAGCACCAAAGGGGAGGAAGACTGTGAGTCGCTCTTGGGAGAGGTCACGGTCAGGGGAGAAGGACTCATAGGCCCTGTAGGGCTGGACAGAAGCCGCCCCTTCCCAGACCCTCACGGCCTGGCCCCAGTCGGGACGGCTGGTGTACGCGTTCTTGAGCTTGGGAGCCCGCCAGACCTCAACGGGGTCAGTCATGGAGAACAACGGGCCCCCTCAGGTCGAGGACGGGACCTTCCTTGCGGAGGGTCAGTGACCCGACAGAGCCACGACGCCAACGACCCTGGCGCAGGCTGGTCCTGGTGGACGCTGAGAGCGACTGCGCCGAGCTGGCCCCTGAGAACGTGACCTCAACTTCACCGACTCGTTCCGACTCAACGCCGGGGGAGAGGGCAAGCCATCTGATGACCTCAGAGCAGGTGATAGCAGTGAGCGAGGCGGGTACAGCCTCGTAGCCCCAAGAGGCTGTGAGGGTCACCGCGGATTCGCCCCAGCCGGCACTACGCGTGAGGTGGCGGCCGTTGAAGGTGTAGTCCGTCACGGCCTGGCCGTCCTGGACGACGGCAGTGATTGTCAGGAAGGTCTGATACCGAGCCGGGATGGGGAGGACACAGCCACCCTCCGGATAGAGGGTGATGCTCTGGTCGCTCCGCCTGTCCATGTCTCGGCCGCAGTAGTCCTCAACGAGCCCTGTGACGTCCGCCAGGAAGGCAGAGACACGAGCTGTCTCGTCTGCGGCGACGGGCCGCCCAAGACGGGCGGCCACATCGTCAACGGAAGCCAGAGGCAATGCAGCCCCCTTACGCGGCGTTGTGCGTCGCGATCAGGGACTCAACGCCCTGCGCCACGATGAGCTGTTCTGGCCTGATCACCTTGCTGTCGTAGATGACGCGGGACTTCACGGCGTTCGTGAACTTGGCCTCAGGCTGGTACGCCTGCATCTCCGCGAACGGAACAATGAGCGAAACCGCCGAGGTCGCACCCATGAACATGTCGACGCTGGAGAAGTCCGTGTGACGGTTCTTAACCAACTTCTCAGTCGGACGGGTGTGAGAGCCCAGGGTGTTCGCGACACGAACCGGGACACCGAGAATCTGACCGATGACACCGGAAGGCATAACGGCGTTAGCACCGAAGTGGCTGGCATCGATGAACTTCGGGTCCCGCAGAAGCGCAGAACGCAGCTTGGGGGAGATGAAGAGGAAACGATCCTGAGGAGCACCCTTGATGTCCAGGTTCTCAAGCATCGCCACGACGAAGTCATAGACAGAAATGTCAACGCCCGCAGTGAAGTTGGCGTCAACGACCGCGTCAATCTTGCCGTGCAGAGCAGGCAGACCCGAAACGGTCGCGTTGCGGTCCTCGGAGCCGTTCAAGTCCTTGCCGGCCACAGCCGCAAGCAGGGTCTTGGCAATCAGCGAATCCATCGTGTTCGCCAGGGTCCGAGCCCTCTGCTTGACCAAGTTCGACATGAGGTCGATACCGGTCTTGGTCTGGAGCTGGTGAAGGTTGTCAAGCTCCAGGTGGAAGCTCGAACCCTTCGCAACGGTCATCTTGATGTACTCAAGGGCCGCGTGGTCTGCCGTGCCGATGGAACCGTATGCCTTGACGATTCCCTTATCGGTCACGGTGTCAACGAAGTGCGGGATTCGCACAACGTCGCCCTCACGCCGAAACTCGCCCTCATACTGGCGATTGACGATCTCGGGGGAGCCGAGAACAAGGTTATCGTCCAGGTCCTCAAGGAGCTGGCTTACCCAAATCTCGGGGATGAAATGGCCGCCCGCGGCCTGAAGTGCACCGGCACCAGTGTTGTTACCGGCCTGAGTCGTAAAAGTCAATGTGGTACCTCTTTAGGTCAGAGGTCCCCCTTCATCAGTGCATCGAGCTTGCCCGCCTTACGGGCAGCAGAAATTTCCTGGGGGGACATTCGAGAAAGGGCGTCACGGCCGATCTGACCGGCTGCATAGGAACCGGAATCGCCCTGACGGCCAAGGCCAATCCCCTGGGCAAACTGGGGGGCATTGGACGGCTTGGGAAGGGACTCCACGAATGCCTTGATGGCCTCGGTGTTCACCACTCCGTCAGCGCCAAGGAAGGCACTGGTGTTGAGGAACTCCGGGCTAGGGAGGGTCACGCCGGCAGTGGCAGCCTGTACGCGAAGCTCAGCGTCAACCAGTCGAGTACCGACCTCAGAGAGAGCCGCATTGCGCGCCTCTTCCTTAGCCTTCTCAATGGCCTTCTCTGCGTCCGTCATGGACGCGTCCTTGAGCTTCTGAAGCTCCGCGCTGGTGTCGTTCCAACGCTTCTCGTTCGTGCGAGAAAGGTTCTTCCACTTCTCCACTTCGGCCTGAAGCGTTTCCGCGTCAGGAGTCGCAGGAGGAGTGACCGGAGGAACCGGAGGCGTCACAG